CTGATCCTTCCTGATCGCAAACAGCCAAACAAGAGCCCGCCACTGTGCGGGCTTTTTCTTGGTCGTGACACCAAGATAACGACATGAAATTCAATTCTCTGCAAGCACTCAGTTGCGGTAATGCGATCCGCATCATCGTCGAGCCGACTGCGGGCGAGTCTCGGTGGCGCATTCTGCGCAAAGAAACCAATGACTTTGCTGGGGCGGATGACCCGGGCGCATTTCGTGTTCATGATGGGGCGGACAGATTCCTGACTGATGCGCGTTTGCTGGCAAATGGCGTGACTTACTTTTACGCAGTTTTCGGGCGCATCGGTGATGTTTGGGCGGAGCCTGTTGTCTTGTCGGCTGTCCCGGCCGCAACCTTTGACGACCTCAGTGTTGACGTTCAGGAGCTGGTGCGGGAACGGCTGGACCTGACGCTCAACGCCATGATCGCTCGCGGGAAGTTGGCTCTGACCAAGACGTCGCTTCCGGTCATGTCAATCCCTTTTTACACCCAAGGGGCAGAGTTTCCTGTGGTGACGGTGCTCTTTGGCGGCAGCTCTCCTTCTGTGCATGCACTGGGGGACGTAATGGGCAGCGATGTGCTGATTGAAGATGGGGTTGCCGAGATGCAGGGCTGGCTGTCTGCTGTGACCCTGGAGGTGTCAGCCTGGTCGCTGAATGCCGAAGAGAGAAACGTCCTTCGACAAGGGTTGGCCTCTGCTGTGGCGGCCAACCTGCATGTGTTTGACGATCTTGGGCTGCAGATGTTTGAGGTGCAGTCGGTGCAGGACACTGAAGACACGCAATCCATGAACGTCCCGGTCTATCAGACCATGATGCGATTGGGTTGCACGGCGGCGACCGTGGCTACCGACGAGTCCGGGCTTGTTGGCGATGTTGTGTTTTCCCGTCCGGGAACGTCTGGAGGCACGTCTGGCGGCGCAACGGTCGGCAGCATCGTGCTGGACAACGATTGTTTATGTTGCTAAGTTTATTTTTTAAGGGGTTTTTATGAGTAATGAACAAGTGGCCAAGGCTGCCAGCAAAGCAAACCAGGCGCCCGCGCCGACGAGTTTTGACTTGTCGCTCGATGAGTTCTGTGCCCGCCTGTCTGCATCAAAAGTCGGACCCGAAATGATCGGAGGCTTTTACCAAGCTCAGAAAGCAGCAGAAAAGACAAACGGCAGCGATGCGGATTTTTCCGCAGCCTTTGCCATTTTTGAAAAACAACCCGCATAAAGGAGCAGGGACATGGCTTTATTTTTCAATGGTCGTCAGTGGATTTCTCCCGCCGTCATGTCGGTTGTGGATGACAGCCGGATGTATGGACGCAAGCCGTCCGATGGCAACAACTTGGCCCTGATCGGCCGGTCTGACGGTGGCGCGCCAAACAAAGCGCTGGTATTTGGCTCTACTTCCGAGGCCAAGGCGATCCTGCGCGGCGGCGATTTGCTCCGGGCCGTTGAGCGCGCCTTTAATGCGTCCGCGCAAAGCAATGGACCCGCCAAGATCACGGTTGTCCGGGTTAACCCGGCAACACAGGCATCCTTGACGCTGAAGGACGCTTCTGCTGGGGACGCCATTGATCTAAAGTCAACGAATTACGGGTTGCTGGAAAACCAGATTAAGGTCAAAGTCGAGGCTGGTACCAATACCGGGCTGAAGTTGACAACGCAATTTGGCACATCGTACACATCCAAAGACGATGTGGCGCGGTCTGCATTTTCGGTTCAATATTCCGGCACGGGAACTGGCACCATCACGGTTGGCAACACCGCAGTCAGCTTGCTGCTGGACACCGTCACCACGACGATTGACCTGAATACCTACTTCACGGTGCAGATGCTTGTTGATCGACTGAATGCAGTTACCGGAATTGCGGCGGCTGTTCTTGACGGCAATGGCGATAAGCCGTCTGTCAATGGATTGGACGGTTTGACCAGCCAGGACATTAAAACTGCCCCGGTGAATGTCTCAGCAAACCTGCAGGCTGTCGTTGACTGGTTTAACTCACTGGGCGAGGAATTTGTCACGGCCACTCGGTCTGCAACAGCCACCAAAGTGCCAGCGCCCCTGGCTTTTACCTATCTTTCTGGCGGCTCGGACGGTCTGGTGACAAATGCCGAATGGGCAGCAGCCTTTGACGTCCTGCAGTCAGAAGATGTTCAATGGGTGGTGCCGCTATCTGGCCTGGCTGCCATCCACTCGATGGCGGACGCGCACATTGGGCGCAGAGAGCGGCGCTGCATCTGCGGAACGACATCAGGAACCACTGACGCGAACGCAATCCTAGCCGCCAAGACGTTGAACAGCGACCGCACATCTCTCACGCATCTTGGCATCTATGACTATGACCAGTACGGGAAACTGGTTTTGTTTGAGCCCTACATTGCGGCGGCCATGATTGCAGCAGCGTTTTCCGGCTTGAACCCCGGCACCCCGCTGACCAACAAGACTGCGCAACCCGTCGGATACCGACAGTCTGCTCTTGGGCGGGGTGTTGTGCATTGAAGACACACCAGAAGGCTTCAAAGTCCTGCAGTCCATTTCCACCTGGATGATCAATGACAACTACAACCGCCGTGAAGTGTCGGTTGGCGTTGCATGCGACTTCATGATGCGCAAGGTCCGGGGCTCAGTAGAGCAGCTACGCGGCTCGAAAAACAACCCGCAATCTCTGGCGTTGGCTTTGGAGATGGTCAAGGCGGCGCTGCTGGAACTGTCCCGGCCAGAGCCAAGCGGGCCAGGCGTGCTGGCTGGAGATACGGTCAACCCGCCATTCAAGAACTTGAGCGCATCACAGGAAGGTGACGTAATGCGCATTGAGTTCCAGGCCAGCCCGGTGTTGCCCATCAATTACATCCCGATCACGGTGTATGCGGTGCCTTACGCTGGTAGCTCGCTGGCAGCGACCTAGTCGGTAATGCCGAAACAAGGAACCCGGTTTTCCGGGTTTTTTTATTTGGCAGTCCGGCCTGCTAATTCGGTCGTGACACAAGTATTGGAAGCCATAGCAACTCTTTGAGTAGTACAAAATGGCAACCAATCTACAAGTCCGCACTGGCAACAAAATCACCGTGAAAATTGGTGGCAAAGACGTGGGCCTAATCGGCTCAATCCGCGCCTCAGACAACTACGGTTTAGAGCAGGCATCTGGCATTGGTGACATTCATGTCATCGAGTATGTGCCAACCACCGCCGTGCATTCGCTATCGGTACAGTCGATGGTGCTTTACACAAAGTCGCTGCTGCAGGCCGGGGTGACCCCTGAAAATGGCGCCATCACTCTCAATGGTGTGGTGGTCGATATTGTCATCACTGACAAAGACAAGGGCGTGCTGCGCACCTACTTGAACTGCAGCTATGACTCCGGTGACCTCGAAATCAGTGCCCACAAGATTGTCAGCGCCAACTGCCAATTTAAGGCGCTTGATGTGACTGGGCAGCCGGCATGAGGCGCGCAGCCCCTAACGACTTCCAGGTGCAGGTGGAAGGCCTGGGGTCGTTTACGATTGGTCGGCGCACCATGCGCGACGAGTTTGCGGTGGCGGCAGAGTACTCACGCTTGACTGAAGGCGTGCAAACACCAACCGACTTTTTGCATTACTACGCCCGTGCTTTTGCAACCGCAAAGGTTCTTGTCGTGTCGGCTCCGTCCGGCTGGGACATCGAAAAACTTGACCCACAAGAGGATGCTTCCTACGCGCAGATGATAGACGTCTTTGACGCTATCCGCGCGAAGGAAGCCGATTTTCGAGAGAAGCCGGGATCGTGATTGCAAAGAGGACGCCAAAGAAGTAGCTAAGACCGTCCGGTTCTGGTTTCGACGAAAGTATTCACTCCCGCCCGCTGATCCGCGCTATCTGGATATGACAGAAGAGGGGATGCTGACTGAGTATTGGGCGCATTACTACTACGACAAACCGGACAGCGAATGGGAAGAGGACACCGACAACTTCGACGAAGAGGTAGCCGCCATGGATGCCGAGATGGGCATTCCTCCTGATGATGATTTTGAGGACATAAGCAATGGCTGAGTCGATACCCATTAAAGTCGAAACAAACGAGGCCGCTGCTGCCATCAACGAGCTGGGGAGATCGGCGGCAGATGCTGCTGAAGATTTCTCTGGTCTGACCAGCATGCTTAACGAGTTCCTGAAGCGCAGGAGCACGGAGCTTGGCAAGCCGGTTACTCTTTTCAGCCAAGATGATGTTGAGACGTTAAAGGCCATTCGGGCCGAATTCCAGTTATTGGTGCGAGACACCAAGGGCAGCGGCATCGGCAAGCAATTGAGCACGCAGCCTGGCGGGGCTGGCGCGGTGCGATCACCCGAGCAGATCAATGGCAGGCTGCTGGAAAGTGACAGCCAGAAGCTGCAGGCAACATTGGACAAAGTCCTGATGTCTGTGTTGCGCAGACTCAGTGCGCGCACTGGCGCTTCAGTCACCGGGCTGACGGCAAATGATCTTGGCGCCGGAGGGCGACAGCACCCTCCGGTTAACCCGCCAAATCCGAACCAACCAAATCCTGACCCGGTTCCTCCAAGAAGGCCAAAAAGGCCAGATACACCGCAATCAAAAAGCGCCAAAGTGCTCGGTTATGCCGCGCAGCAACTGTCCCCACTGGGGGGTGGCGCAATCAATCAAGCGGCATCTATGGGTGCCGAGGGCATGGCCGGGCGCGGCATGGGCGGCATGCTTGCAGGAGGCGGCATGGCAGGGCTGGCGGCAGGCGCCGGGATCGGCCTTGTCGCGGCAGGAATCTACAAGGCGGCCAGCGCGGTCAATGAAGGCATTGACCGCGAGAAAGTGCTGGCCACTGACATCGACAAATTCCGGCGCTCGCTCGGGACTACGGCTGACAGCTTCAGCGAGCTGCGGGACCAGAGCCGCATGGTTGGCGATCAGTTCAACCTGAATTACGAAACATCCAGAAAAATCACCACCGAATTCGCCAACATTGCCAAGACCAACAAAGGCGCAGTAGATCAGGCGTCCGAAGGGGTTGGTCTGGCACAGGCGGTTGGCGTTGATGAAGCGCAAGGCGCCGGATTCATTGCGAGCTTGCGAAGAGACCAGAGCATTGGTGATAAAAAGTCGGATGCTCGCATCATGGGCATTCAGTTCGCTGAGGCACTAAAGCGCACCGGGTCCACTCTAAACGCCGGCGAGCTGATGTCCGCCATCCAGGGGTTTAGCAGCGACACAGCGCACCGTAGCCTCACGGCTGGCAACCTGGACGGTTACGCTGGCATGCTGTCCGCGATGGTTGGGTCCAAGACGCCAGGTCTGGATATTGGCAATTCGCGCAGTCTGATGGCGCGTGCAGATGCATCGTTTCAGGGTGGCGGTGGCGCAGGAGAGGCCTCTAAAACTCTGCAGTTCATGGCGCTTGGCGGCGATCGTCTTGGCCTGATGGGCGTCAAGATGCGAGAGGCTGCAGGCATGATGGCCACCAACGATCAGGTTTTTGGTGACCCGAACAACCCCGTCAACAAGTACACAGGCGGGCAGATGCTTGGCCACAAAGGCAGCAGCACCGGGCTGGAAGATTTGATCAAGATGATCAAGGACAATTCTGGCGGGAACAAAGAGCTTGAGATTAACACCCTCTCAAACCACCTGAATCTGAATCCCAATGAAGCGGCCACTTTCCTCAACATGGAAAAAGAGGGCAAGCTGGGTGACACGCTGGCCATGGCGCGCCAGTACAAAGGTGTTGACCTCAATAAAATGTCCAGCGATGGCTACACCATGCTGGCCGACGTTGCGCACGCAAAAGGGGACAAAGGTGAACTGGAGTCCATCCGGGCCGGCCTTAATAAACGAGCCGACTTGAGTGACGACCAGAAGTCTCAATTGGCGTCAATGGTTGGAATGGACGGCGCCAAGCTGCAGGACGCTCTGGTGAAATTCAGCACCACTTTAGAGCGCGAGAAAACGGAAGGCCAGAAGATACAGGAAAGCGCCACCAAGACAGCCAATGCAACCGACCGGTTGGCCGCGTTGTTAATTCCTGCCTCTGTAAAAAGCAATGAGCTGCTTTCCGCACTGGTGGAAAAAATGGCTCCTGACTCTGAAGCGGCAAAAAGAATCGCTGCAGCCAAAGAGGACGACCAACTGCGCGAGAAACGTCAAATGGTCGAGTCTGGCGAGATTGATCCTGATCAGGTGGAGGCCAGAAACAGGAGATACAACCAGATAGCTTTTGAGATGCGCACCACCAACAGTACGCGCGAAAGCAAGGTCCGCAACGCGACAAAGCAAATCCAGGAGCTTGGCGACAAGGCCGTGCCCTACAGCGAGGTCGAAACAGCAAACCGACAATCCAGAAAACCAGATGAGGCCAAAATCAAAGAGGATGCGGCCATTTGGAACGAGGCGCAAGCGGCGGCAAAAAAGAAAGACGCAGAATCGTTGATTCGTAGTGGGGTTGACCCGTCCGAGCAAAAACCAAAATCTTCGACATCGCCATCGCAGCCAGTTGTGCCTGATGAAGTCCGGCGCAAGACTGCTGCAGAGTTGGCGGCTGAGACGGCCGCAGCAAAGCCGGCGGCTGTTGCTGGGGCAGATGGCACAGGCAAGCTGAGAATCAAAAATCGGGATGAGAATCTTGGAGGCGGCGAAACCAAGCCAGGTGTTTTCGACTTTGCGAATGCAATGCAGTCATCTCTTGGAGACGACTTCAAACAGTTGACGGCGGCGAACGACCGCTACCATCAGAAAAACTCGCCAAATTCCAAGCACACAAAGGGTCTGGCGTTTGATTTCACTGTGAATGACGCCAAGAAAAGCGCTGCTGCTGCAGCGTCAGCCAGGGCAGAGTTAGAGGCCGCAGGCGTCAAAGGGCGCGTTATTGACGAATACAAAAAGCCATCCTCAAAAAGCACAGGGGGGCACATCCACGTCGAGTTCGCCAACGAGAGGGAAGCCGCGAACTATGAGAAATATAAAAAACGCTCCGACAGTCCATTGCAAGTTCCGAAGCCGGCAGGTATCCCTGATGGCAACCCCCAGGCCAGCGAGCAGGCCAAGGTTGAGCGACAGATGGTCCAGGTGGCGTTTTCGAACCAGAAGCACTCCATCGACGTCAATGTCAATTCTGGCAATGGTGCGGATCGGCAGCAACAATCGCACCAGGTTGGGTGGGTTTCCAAGCCAAAAGCCGCAGGCACATTAGCAGCATGATTTCAGTACATACCCCTGGGATTGACATTGTTCTGATCAAGACTGTCAATCGTATCAATGTCTCCAGTTCAGACGGGTCCAATGCGAAAAACGCACGAATCAGTCTGACACCGTATCTCAACGAAGGCAGCTCTGTCACCGTCACGAAAGCCATCAACACGCCCAGCAACAGTTTCGCCATCAGAATGGGTGATCAGCTAGTACAGGGTTATGGCGACTCCATCTACAGCGTAGTTGAGCCAATGGACGTTGTATTGATTTACATGAGTCAAGTTGGCAAACCGAAGATTGTCATGCGGGGCGTGGTGACCGACACCAGTCTGGACGAGAGCATCAGTGCCGACGGCAAACCAAGCCGGATTGTCACCATCACTGGCGGTGATTACGGCAGCGTGCTGCGCATGATTCAGATTTACTATTTGCGCGGCAGCAATGTCAAAGAGCTGATGGCCGGAATGTCAGGTCAATACCTGAAGGATATGTTTGGGATTCCTTATGTCTCCATGCCGGCGCCGACATTTTTGGCACTGTTGGTCATTTGCGTCATCAATGTGTTTATTGACCTCATTGACAACCCCGATCTTCCACCGTTGTTGGTGAGCCTTGTCGGTGCCGATGATGAAGACATCGTTTACCCGCAAGGAATGCAGGCCAACCCCGAGGGTACTATGTGGAGCCATCTGCAAAAGCACGGGAACCTCGGACCGTTCTATGAGATTCTGTTCGACGAAGGTGAGGATGCCACGACGTTGCACTACCGCAAGCCGCCATTCAAGCACCTGGATACGGGAGAGTACATTTTCCCTACTGGGCAAGCCGAATCTTTCAGCATCGGGGTTCACGAAATCGTGTCGATTCGGCATTCCAGGTCCGAGCGTGATGTAGCCAACTATTACTACGTCAAGGCGGCAGGTGGCGACTTCAACACAGCAATGGACATCATCATGCTGTCAATCGTTGGAGACGGGTCTAAGCTGACCACAAAAGATTACCCGAACACGCTGGAGACGCTTTACGGTTTCAGAAAAATGGAGGTCAGCACTGAGCACGGTAGCCTCAAGACCCAGATGGTACGCGGGCAGTCGGAGTCTGACTATCAGCAAGGCGGAACAGCACACGCCGAGTACATAAAAAAGCAGATCAAGTATCTGCAAGACTGCAATGTTGACAATGTGGTTTTTGAGTCTGGAACAATCCGTTGCAATGGGCGGCCAGATTTCAAACCGGGGCAATATGCAGAAATTGATTGGGAAAATGGAAGCAGCGCATCTTGCTACGTCACCAGCGTGACACATAATTTTGAGCCTTACCACGGATACACCTGCACGCTACAGTATTTGCGCGGCACCGGATTTGTCAACCGTACCGGCTCGCCGCACCCGTATGTTTATGGAAAAGGGGTTTATCAGTGAGCGACATTTACGTTGGTCGTGTCATCAAGGTTCACCAGCATGACAATTCTCTCGACATCCAGCTTTCTTATGATGGCTCTATGCTGACTGCTGTCCCGTTGATTGGCCCGATGATGACGTCGTCATCTGGCGTAGTCAACATGCATCACGCCGAAGGAAACGCGCAAGATGGCCCAGGCAGTGCAACCCGGGACATTTGCGTTATTGTGGCGCGCACCAGTGGCGGGTTTGTGGCACTCGGATTCCTGTCGCTGCAAGTCAACCAGATGGCTTTCAATCGAGACAACTTCAAAATTGATCGGCACGCATCGGACGTTTATCACACGATTGACAATTCTGGCAATGTGGAGTTTTCACACCCAAGCGGGACTTTTGTCCGTGTGGCAACCTCCCCGGAGCATGAGAACCTGAGCGGCCAAGACACCGACAAAATATGGAGCATCACGCGCAACAAATCGGCGGCGGTGTGGCTCTCTGTGGTGGTGGCAAACGCCGGTGGAGTTAAGGCCGACATCCGGATTGACCCGAGTGGCAACGTGACCCTTTCCAATGTCGGTGACCTGACGCTCACGACTACCGGGAACACCAGCATTTCGGCGGCATCCGTGACCATTAACGGGCCGACCACCATCAATGGGACAACTGCCATCAACGGTGCAGGGCTTACGCATAACGGCGTAAATGTTGGGTTTGATCATGTCCACGGCGGTATCGTGCCTGGGGATGGGTTCACGCTTGGTCCTGGTGATCCACCAGAAGAGTAATCTGGCGGCTGTCGTGACGGTACGCTGACCTCATGCCATCCCTATTCAATCAAGACCAGTTTCTGGAGTCGTTCCGGGCCGACAGGTTGCCTGCTGTGCAGCGCTACTTGTCAGGCTCGGTAAGTGACGATTACCTTCTGGCAAAACTGTTTGCTGCTGAATCGACCGTACAGCGCGAGTTGCACGTTTACTTGACGCCTACCGTGTTGTTTCCAAATGACCCAACACAGGCCGAAATTGACGCCTTGGCGGGGGCTTCTTGGGACGTTGACCCTGGTTACGACTACACCGAGGACATGATCCAGCCTGGCGGTTGGACGTTCATCCCGCTGCGGCAGCGCCCGGTGATCGCGCTGGAGTCCATCAAGTTCATCTACCCGTTTGGCGGCACGGTACTCACAGTTCCACCCGAGTGGATCAAGCTCGACAAGAAATACGGCCACATCCGGTTTCTGCCGACCAACGCCTTTCTGGGTGCCTTGGGCGGCATGTTGATCGGGGGCATGGGGCTGCAGGGGTCACCGCAGTTCATTGAAGTGCGCTACACGGCTGGGCTAAAAAATGCGGCTGCTGACTACCCTGATCTGCTTGATCTGGTCCAGCGCATCATCATGCGCAGCCTCATGTCAGACGCCATCGTTTCGGCGTCTGAGTCGATCAGTGCCGACGGCCTGAGCCAAAGCAAAAGCGCTCCCGATCTGGACAAGATGCAAGACGGCATTGACAAGTCCATGGAACTGCTGCGCCAGCGCATTCACGGCGTGCCATTGATGGTGATGTGATGCAACTTGACCCGAACGCCTTCAATGGGCTCTTAAACTTTCTGGGCCAGACGTTTTCGTGGCGCAAATCCTACGCATGCCCATGCGTCAACCCTGCAACCAATGCGCCACAATTAAACTGCCCGCACTGTCACGGCAAAGGGTTTCTCTGGGCAACTGCGGTCACTGGCGTGGCTGGCGTCCCTAGCCAAAAGGTGCAGCGCGAGTTTGCAAAGTTTGGGCAATGGGAAAGCGGAGACATGATGATTTCCGTGGGCAGCGATTCGCCTCTGTACGGCATGGGAGAGCGCGACCGGGTGGTTCAATTGAATGGCGATGACCCGTTTTCTATCAACCTGCGCAAAGGCCACAACGACAAGCTGCCTTGGACGGCAAAGAAGATTGACCGGGTGTTTTGGCTGTCCGGTGCCGACATTGTTGAAGGCGGCATTCCAACACAAGACGCCACGGGGGCGCTGGTGTTCGCCTTCGGCGCGCCACCAACCGGCGTGACTTACTCGGTCACCGGCACCAAGTACAGCGAGTACTTCGTGTTCCAGGAGTTCCCGACGGATAGAGGCCACCACTTCGGGGCCAAGTTGCCGCTGCGGGTTCAGCTCAGGCGGTTTGACCTATTTGGCAGGTCGTGACAGGACTATGAGGATGCGCTCGGGATACGGTAGCTCCGGACAAGGCTGACGGCATAGCAGCTTTCCTTTGCGCATTCTTCTCTATGCGCCCAAGGAAAATTATGCCTACTGTTCAATTCCCAGTTCTTAACTTTCAAGACTTCATTGCTGCCGATGGTGGCGGCAGATTGATTACAAGCTCGCATCAAGTTTGCTCTGTGTTTGGAAAGCGTCACGCCGATGTTCTGCGTGCAACCGAGAACATTATTGCAAACTGCCCTCCTGAATATGCCCAACGCAATTTTGCGTTAGTAATGGAATCAATGACTTACGTCGATTCTTTCGGCGATTCTGTGACAAAGGAAACGGGTCGCGTTGGTCATATTGAAATGACAAAGAATGGTTTCATTTTGCTTGCCATGGGGTTCACTGGCAAAAAAGCCATGAGCTTCAAAATCGCATACATCAATGCGTTTGATGCGATGGCGGACTTTATTCTGAACAAGGCGATTGGGATTCGCTTCAAACTTGATCGCAATGAGCTTGAAGAAAAAGACAGCTTTCGACGTGGATCAATTCATGGTCGTGGTTTGCGCGAGCGCAGGATTGAAAAACCTTTACTCAAGGCAGAGCACGAAGTGTTGAGCGCAAAACTCCAGCCGTTTCTGCCGATGTTTGAAGAGCACCCAACGGTCCAGTAATGGCCTACACCGTTTCATTCGATGCTGCCAGCTTGATCGCTGGCATGAACTTGCAGCTTGAGAAGGCCATAGCCCAAGCCGTGCAAAACACGGCATTGACGACACAAGCCGCCTGGCAGCAGACTGTGCTGCAAACACCCGGAATTTGGCAGCCAACCAAAGACCGGTACGCGGGTTCCATAAAAGTGGAATTCGACACAAATGGCATGGGCGCACGGATTTACTCCGATGACCCGATGTCCACTCCGATTGAGCGTGGTATGCCAGCGCGCGACCTGAAGCAAATGCTCAATACGTCCCTGAAGACAAGGGTTGCAAAAGGTGGAAAGCACGCCGGGCAGCGGTATCTCATAATTCCTTTCAGACATTCGACCCCAGGCTACACCGCACACGGCAACGATATGCCGGCCGATGTCTATGCCAAAGCCAAGGAACTGACCAAGTCAAGCGTCACCAAGATGAGTTTCCGGAAAAACCAGATTGGGGTGTATGGCTTTACTGGCGCACGGGCTGGGTCAAAGTTGCTTGTCCGCTCGCGGACATACAACTGGGGCGGACGACTCGGGCCTGATGTTCCCAAGCGGTTTCAGGGCATGGTTCGGTTCAACACCAGCAGCGGGGGACAGCAATCCAGTTCGTACATCACATTCAGGTGCATGTTTGAGGACTCTACTGGCTGGATCATCCCGGCCAAGCCTGGGCGCTACATAGCCAAATCAATATCAGAACAAGCCCAGCAAATGCTCAAGACCGAGGTCACGGCTGCCATCGCCAGTGTGTCGTGACTCTATCCTGCCCTGATGATTGACCAAGGCACCTATCTCGGCAAAGCCATCAAGCCCAGCCACGAACACGACATCTGGGCGCCGTTTGATTCGCCCTATCTTGCCGATCTGGTCGAAGCCTTCACCCCTTTCGTGGTGGCTGGCTACCCACGGTCAACCCCACCAGAAAAATGCGTCACTGTCCCCACTGATGCCCGACATGCCTGTGCATTGGACCCAGACTGAGCTTGACGCCTGGAGCGCCTACTTCCATGCCAAGCCCCGCGCACTGTGGCAGCCCGAGGACTGGTCCATGCTGGTCGAGTGGCTGCTGCAGCAATACTGGAGCCCGCAGTGGGCCGACAGCATGGCAAGCTGGCTATCGGTCAAGTCCACGTTGCTTGGGCAAATCGAGGCCGGTCTGGCGGCCAACCCGCCAAGTGCGGCAGTGGCCGCTGGCGTTGCTGCGGCGCTTCCGGTAAGCATCCCGTCTGTCATTGAGTTGGGACTGCCTGTGTCAAAGATCACCGAGGCCATGATCGCCTTTGCCCGGGTGCGCTGCGCTACAGCCATCGTTGACATGGGTGAGAGCATGAAATCAGGCATCAGGTCTATCGTGCTGGAGCATCAAAAAGCGGTCATGCTTGGGGGCAAGCTGGAAAACATCCAGACCCTGCTTTTTGACAAGTACGCCACGGCAAACCGCGACTGGCGGCGCATCGCGGTCACAGAGGTGTCTGAAAACGCCGCGCAGGGCGTGGTGGCGGCCAGTGCCACTGGCGACAAGCTCAAGCGCATTGAACAGTACAAGGGCGTGTGCGCTTGGTGCCACAGCATCAACGGCAAGATCGTCACCGTGGTGGACCCGGCCAAGCCAAACAAAGACGGCATGAACGAGGTTTGGGTTGGCAAGACCAACATCGGGCGGTCATCAGCGCCAAAAAAGCGGGTTGACGGCAGACTCTACGACCGCGAGCCAGACGAGCTGTGGTGGCTGGCAGCCGGCGCACAGCACCCGCACTGCCGGGGTCGGTTCATTCTGTTTACCGGCATTGACCCTGCCAAGTACGATGCTTTCATGGCTGGCGTCAAAGCAAAAATGGCCCAACACCAGAAAGACGCTGCTGCCGGGTCGTGACATGACTATGCGCACATGGCAGCACCACCACCGACAAGTCAGAGATTCCTGCACATTTCGTTTGCCCTTGTATTTGATGGCAACGCGATAGGCTATATCACTCTGCCAATAAACCCCGAGGAATTGACACGATCTGAGCCATCCAGGATGTCGGTCGTGAACACAATTGGCGGGGCGTGGGTGGATTCGTTTGGGCGCGGTCTGTCCACGTTGACAATCGCCGGGAACACCGGCTGGGGGTCTAATGGCCGCCCAGATGGAGTGCAGCAGTTTATCCGCCTCAGAGACCACTTTATTCACAAGTGGCATGAGATTCGTCAAGACCGAATAAACAACGGTCTGAATCCTGACGATGTGCGTCTGATGCTTATTGACCCATTGAACGGGCAGTATGTGGCTGACGTTGTGCCAATGGTGTTCACGTTAAAAAGAAGCAAATCGCAACCGTTGCTGTTGGTTTACAACATCGTTTTGACTGTGGTGAACGAATCAGCAGAGAACAAATACCCGGAGCTATTAGAGGCAATAAACCCGGCTGACAAGGCGGCCACATCGATTGCATCGATGACGGACTCTGTTGTCAGCCTGACAGGCAGCGCGAGCCCTGCGTCAGTGGGCGGCGGGTTAATTGGTAAGCTAAACGGATTCGCTGCTGATATTGGATCGCTCGGGACGTCAGCTTTGGATGCGACAAAGAATGCCTTTGCGCCGATCATGTCCACGGCGTCAGACATTATTGCCACGGCGAATGCTGCAAAACGTGTTTTGACTGAGGCAGAGAAAGCCGTTGTCGGGGTTGCCAGAGAGTTATCCGCAACGGCCACAAAAGTTTGGGATGCTGCTGGGGCTGTGGCCGGCATTCCAAATGCCGCAAAGGCGGCCATCATGCAGGTCAAGAGGGAGTTTTCCAATTTGGGATGTGTTTTGAGCAATGGATTCACCGATGCCATTGAAGCCGCGACAGCCCCATTGCTCCCATATGGGTCATCCAATTGCTCCAGCACGGCTGGTGGTAGCGCCCCGTCAGACGGGGCCAATCCATTTGCTGGCACCACAACGCCTGGTCCTGTTGGCACGACGCCTGATGCTGTTGCGGCGATCAATGAAATCAACAATCTTGACTTGACGCAGCCAGTTGATCAGACCTCTTTATCTGCGCTGATCGCGCGGGTGAGTGCAGGCGTTACCGTTGCTGGGACAGCGCCACCTGCCGCGACAGTGCCTGCACCAACGGTGACGGCGATCAGCCCATCAACAGGGCCAAGGGGCGCTAGGACGACTGTCACGATTACCGGTACGAATCTCAGCGGGGTCACGCGCGTCAAGATAAACGGAGTCCTGTGCTCTGCCTTGAGTGCTAGCACCGATACATCAATCACCTGCGTCACCCCGGCTTCGGGGGTAATTGGCGCAGTCAGTGTGGTGGTGACAACGGCTGGGGGAGATAGCGCAGGCAACAATCTGTTTACTTACTTCGAGCCAACGCCAACGCCTGAGCCGACACCGACACCAACGCCGACACCAACGACACCGACACCAACGCCAACGCCTGAGCCGACACCAACGCCAACGCCTGAGCCGACACCAACGCCAACGCCTGAGCCGACACCAACGCCAACGCCAACGCCAACGCCAAGTTCGATACCGGCCATTACATGGCAAGAGGCTATGGATCGCTGGGTGTCAGAGCACCCCACAGCAACACTTCAGAAATTCCTTGACGTCCTTGAGCAATCTCATGTTGATGGGTACGATGTAGAAACTGGCCTTGCTATAAATAATGGTGTTACATATTACATAGCAAAGTATCACAAGCCAACAGCACAGCCTCCGAAAGAAATAACATATTACTTGAGCACCCTTGGGTATGTTGTGCCAGGACAAATTATTAAGGTGTATTTCAGCGTCACAAATCCAACAGAAGAAGCGATAAAACTTTCTTATACATATTTTAACGGAACGTCACATTCTTCTGAAATAGATATAGAAACGGTGAATGTATCTGAGACAAACAGGATATTCAAGCCGACAATAAATCCAATCTCTGATATATCAGTAATCCATCTATATGCAAAAGGTACTGATGGCAGCGTGAAAGCATCGTTCGTACAATGACAATTTCTTGGCGACTGGTCACCACCAGACACAATGACACCCTTCAGAAGCTCGCTCACCGCGAGTTGCAGAATGCTGCGCGTTGGCCAGAGATTGTCCAGCTTAACGGGTTGCGTCCGCCTTATCTCACCGGCGTGCCTCTGCACCCTGGCGTAATCAATGGCCAGGTATTGCTGTACGGAAATCCAATCAAAGTCCCTTCATCCAATTCCGATTTATCAACAGGGGTATCTTCGCTGCAGGCCTTTGGGGCTGATATTGCGCTAGAAGAAGGGAATTTAACAGTTGATGTTTTTGGCGACTTGAATCTGGCGCGCGGCATTCCAAATTTGAAGCAGGCGCTTGAATTGCGCTTGAACAACGCCATAGGATGCTTGCCATTCCATCCCCGCTATGGCAATGCTGCCGGCCGTCTTAAAGGGCACAAGCAAGACGGCAACATCCATCTTTTGATATTGCGCTTTTGCGAAGAGACATTGATGGCCGATCCGCGTGTGGCAGGCGTGTCGGACAGTACCGCGACACCCAAGGACGATGCTGTTCTGATCAAGATTACAGCGTTGGCCACTGACGGCACGGCGCTGCAACTTCAACTTGAAATTTAGGGCCAGCATGAGTTTTCAAATCAAAAACTTCCAGTCCATCGTGGCCTCGCTGATCAACGTGTCACGGGCCTCTCAGACAAGAATCACAGACTTTTCTGTTGGCGCGGTAGCTCGCACCTTAATGGAGTCTCCTGCGGTAGAGATTGAAGAGCTGTATTTGCAAATGTACCTCGGGCTGCAGGACGCCATCCCTGTTGCCATTTACAAGGCGTTTGACTTTGACATTGTTGAAGCGCTGCCTGCTGCTGGTGTGCTGACTGTCAGTTTTCCGGCCGCAGTCTCTGCTGTGTCTATCCCTGAAGGGGCGTCCTTTGAAGTGTCACAAAAAGGGCTTGTTTTCCAGTCACTCATGTCGCTATCGATTGCGGTTGGCGATACGCAGGTCGTGATTCCTGTGGCTTGCACCACTGCTGGTACAGCCGGAAACATTGCCGCCAACGAGATCACAGACAGCGAGTCTCTATTGCCACCCGGCGCCACTCTCACAAATTTGCCTTTTGTCAGCGGGAAAGACGCAGAGAGCGAAGTCGAAAGAAAGACAAGATTCAACAGCTTCATTCTGTCGATTTCTCGCGGCACGGTCGATGCCATCCGGTTTGCGGCTGAGTCTGTTCAGGTTTTTTCTTCCGCAGGGGCTGTTCAGGAGTATGTGACCCGTATCGGCATTGATGAACACGCCGGGCGACTTGAGGTTTATGTTTCAAGCTCGGTCGGGGCGCCTACATTGACTTTGTTGTCAAAGGTGCAAGGTGCAATTGATGGCTATGTTGACCCAGCAACGGGGAGACGAGTTAACGGCTACCGTCCTGCCGGTGTGTCAGTCACTGTTCTGCCGATGCAGGAACGAGTTGTTCCGATTGGGTTGTCAGTTTCCACCAGGAGTGTTGCTCAAAACACAGCCGAAATGATCAGCAATATCACGACAGTGCTGGCGCGGGTTGTTGCAGGCGTTTCCCCAGGGTCCGTGTTGCGGGTTGATGCCATCACCAGCGCGGTTTTGTCGCTACCAGACGTCATGACTTGTAACGTGACCAATACAAACAATTCAGTTTGCGGTCAGTTTGAGCGCCTCATGCTTGGCGCTGTCACAGTGACATGGGTGTCAAATGCGTAACAAGCTGCTGAGTCATCTCTACAGCGGGTTCAATCAAGACCCCGATCCGATACTGGCGTTCGAGATTTGGCATCCTGACGGCGCGGCCTGGAATGTCAAAAATCGGCAGCTTGTTGTCAGCACTGATGCTGGATCGGTATTGACCAGCATAAACCTGGAGAGCGTCGGTACGGTGTGGGATGTTGTGTGCCGGTTGATGGATGTAGGAGTCCGAGTAAGCCGAATCAATGCCGACACCGTAGATTCCAGCGCGCTGATTCTTATGGACGGCGCCGGCAGAGAAAGTCAGTACACAAACTCCATTTATGGATACAGGTCCGCACTTTGGGGTCTTTTAGAAGGATATGCCACCGAGGTCCAGAGCGCTTGGTACGCTGTTCCGCAAGCGCTCGAACAGGCCAGGCTACACAGTGCAGATGACGATTGGCTTGACTTGTGGGGGAGCTACTTCGGAGTAACGCGCCGATCTGGGCAGGCGGATGCCTCGTATCTGGCCACCATCGTGGCTGAGACGCTGAGAGCAAAATCCAATCGCTACGCCATTGAGAATGCCGTTCTGGACGTCACAGGCAGCCAGGTGCAAATTACCGAGCCGTGGCAGAGCATCTTTCGTCTGGATGCTTCGGCGCTGTCAGGGGCTCATGCATTGCATGATGGTGTTGTCGTCGGCCACCACTTGATTCGACCGTTGATTCCAAGTGGCAGCGATTGGGATGCCGTGATGGCAGTTATTGAGCGCACGCGGGCTGCAGGTGTACTGATTTCCAATCCGGTCCGCCTTGTGCCAGCCAGTTTAGTCCCGGCAGCCATGCCAATCACACCGAATGTTTGGGCATCTCGGTTTTTTGATCACACCTTTTTGGTTGGGAAGATCAACGCCAATGCGTTAGGCCGGCTTGTGCTTGATGGTGACCGTCCGGCAATAAACCATCTGGTTGCAATGTTCTCGCTTGGCAGTCTTGGTAACGCACAGGGAGTCAACAACGATCAGCACAT